GAACAAAACATCTCCTTCATACATCTTTGTTTCCTTATTGTATTTGGAGCCAGATAAATTTACCTGATATGGCTTATTCGTCTTAAATGGATACCTGAGTACTTTCGAAAGATCACAGATAGTGTTACCTCTGTATTCGACAGCTCCACCAAACATTACAATTCCCTTTATATTCTCAAACTTCATAATTATCCACCATCCAGACTACCTCATTTTTGTTTAGGCTTTTCAAAGTTTCATATTCATAGAGCATTCTATTTCTGCTCACATTACTATTTTTCCCTAATAGCGATCCTGTGCATATCAAAGGAACACTAGCTCTCTTGTTGAGGCCAGAAAGAATCAACATGAGAATTTCGATCCAAGTAAAATCCTCTACCTTCTTACCTAATTTTAGCTCGGCTTCATCGATTTTTCGAAAAAAATCATCACAATCTTTATCTCCGACGCTTTTTATTCTAGAAAGACCGTAGAAAATAGAGTTCTTTTCTTCATCATAATGAAAATCACGGTAGAGATTAGAAAGATTTGGGGGACTAACATCAATTGAGAATGTTCTACAATCCATAACAAGATCGCGAACCTCATCTTTCCACATTGGTTTTTTGTGTGCATGGTTCAGATATTTCTCAAAAAATATAGGAGTATCGTGAACCTTACAATAGGCCGACCAATAAGCATTTACAGCATAAACCACACTATGGCTAGCATTGAACGAATATCTGTTCGCCTTTTCGATATTATCAAAAATATCCATAGCAATTTTAGCGTCTACAAGTCCAACCTCTTCACAACCATCAATGAATTTTTGCTTTAGCTCTTTCATAAGCTTTGCATTTTTCTTACCAATAGCTTTTCTCAAGTCATCAGAAAGTTCTTCGGAAAATCCCGCAAGCTTAGTTGCGATTTTCATCGCCTGTTCTTGATATACAATAATCCCATAAGTATCTTTTAGGATAGGTTCAAGAGAAGGGTGAAGATAATCAAAACTAGCACCAAATTTACGATCAACGTAGTGCTGTGTCATACTCTTACCTTCGAGAGAAGCACCTAACGCCCCCGGTCTTAATAAAGCAGAGAGGTCTGACAATTCCTTGATACTTCTAGGTTTAACTTTTGCTGACCAAGTTTGACCAGTATCTGAGTCTAATTGAAATACTCCCTTAGTTCTTCCTTCACACATCAGATCCCAAACCTCTTCATCATCAAAATTATTCAACTCAGAAAGTGTTTTAATCTTTTTGCTCTTGTTTACGATCCCCAAGATTTTACTGAGAATATCTACCCCAAGAATATCGAGTTTAAGTCCACCCATATACTCGACTTCTTTCATAGTGATCGTACTTACAATATCGCCGTCATCATCAATACGAACTGGCATAAAGTTCTTAATTGGATCTGGAGAAATAACAACAGCAGCAGCATGTTTTCCGTGCTGTCTATAGATTCCTTCAATTTCTACAGCAAGCTTGAATACTTCCGCATAATCACCAACATAATGAAATTCACCGTCATCATTAGATACTACTCGACAATATTTGTCCATTATTTTTGGACGATGTTTTAGAGTCCATAGTAGCAGAGAAGTCTCTTCTACATCTTCCATCTGGTCTTCGACCTTTGCCTTTTCTGGCATCATCTTAGTGATTTCCTTAATCTCACCAAATGGAAGATCGGTTTTTTGCTTGAACGCAATCTCTAGAGCAGAACGAGCCTGAAATGTACCAAACGTTCCAATATGACACACATTCTCATTACCATACCTCTGTTTAATATATTCTAGAACATCTGCTCTGTTTTCAGACGGAATATCCACATCAATATCTGGAAGCTCAACTCTCGTAGCGGTGTTTCTTGATTTATTATAGAAACGACCGAACAGAAGGTTGTATTCGATAGGATCTGTTTGAGTGACCCCAATTAGATACGAGACAAGGCAACCGGCAGCACTCCCTCTCCCCGGTCCCGGCAACCACCCTTGATCGCGAACGTAATTCACAATGTCCCACACGATCAGAAAATATGAAGAAAGTCCAGCACCTTGCAGTACCTCAAGTTCATATTTTACTCTATCGGCGTACTCCTTTTCTTTTTCAGGGGTGTCTATTTTGTCTGTACCCTTTAGCTTTTCACGCCAACCGTCTCTACAAAGCTGTCTTAGAAACTCGTCTGGGGAAAGATTGTTTGGGCAAGAAAAAGAGGGGAGGATAGGTCTAGACGCCAATCCATAATCCTCAACGCTATCTGCAAGTTCTTTTGCTCTTAGGTACTCTTCATTAGTTTCATATTCGGAAACAAAATCAGATTCACTAAGAACTTTCCTTTTCTCTTCAGGGGTTGTTTCTTTATTAGAGTTTACAAGTAGCTCTAGTTCCGCATAGTCTCCATCAAAGTAGTTTGCGGTTTTATCAGAAAAAAGACGAATGTTTTTATTGAGTTGAAGATCAGCAATCTCTGACTCAGAGACGGTTTCTCCAAGTCCCATCTTGGAACAGACAGAGATGAGAGTATTCAGTCCATCTCTATTAAGAGCATAAAATGGAAGTCCGTCGAGTTCCACTCCAATTACCGGCTTGACTTCTTCATCCTTACACGCCTTGTAGAAGTCTACCATCCCCGATATCGTATTTTTATCGCAGATCCCAACAAACTTCCACTCTTTTTCTTTTGCTAATTTTGCAAGCTGTTTAGGCTTAATAAAAGAAGAGTGTAACGAATTGTGAGTGTAGTTTCTTAGCATTATCTTTAACTCCCCGGTGCATGATAGTAAGAGATATCGAAGTCATCTCTTTTAAGACTCTTCATTGTTTCATCAAGTCCCACATATTTAACACTTGCCTCAACAAAATCACAGATTCTAGTGTTTGTTCCGGGCCAATTTTCCTTACCGTACCTACACATAAAACACTTATTTTTCTCGGGTTTCCCGTCTGCCATTATCTTGTTTGAATACTTCACGCAACTTGGAAGATCATTCTCCAAAACCTGAGTATACTTCTTTTTCAGTTTTTCCATGAAAATTTCTTCATGTTCGTCATCAAAGCAGAAACTAAAAGCACCACCATCCCGAATAAAATATATCGTCATGATAATGTTATATTCAGGATACATTTTTCTAAGAGCATAATAATAAAGAAGTAGTTGAGGATCTTGATCGAGATATTCGTAATCTTTCTCCTCTCCAGTCGCCCAATTCTTTCTAGCTCCAGTTTTGTAATCTATCACTTGTAAAGTGTTCTCGTCTTCTTTAACAACTAGATCGATTGTACCTTTTAGACTCAGATATCCAGTCATCTTAGTTCCGTCTGGTAAGACCTGATCTAATTTTGCCCAATCCTCTTTAATTTCAATATCAAAGTGTTGTTCTGGCTTGAAAATTTCTTGATTACGAGGATCATAGCGACCATCTTTAAACGTTAAAGCTTCATTAAGCCACTCTACACAAAATTTCCAGTCTGCATTTGTATAATCTTTCTCACATTTAGAAGTGTAGTATTCGTAACACTCTTCCAACATTCTATCTACAAATTCTTGAGTTCTTAATTCTGACTTGTTGATTTTGATTTCACCAACAGCATCATCATCTAAGATCAATTTTCTCTTTTTTGGATTTTCCTGCTCGTAGAGTTTGAGTCCCGCCAAAATTTCCATAACCTTATGAATTACGGTTCCTTTGTTTGCGGCTTTCCCAGATCCTCCATGAATCCCAAGATTGTAAGATATGAAATATTGCATTTCGCACATATCATATCCGTTCATGCTCGAACTTCTAAAGTAATTAGCATACATTAAATATTTTTTCCCTCTTTAGCTGGATTGATTTTCATTGTGGCAGAACTTCTTTTCTGTACCAAGTCTTTTATAGCTATAAAAAAATCCCCTTTTGGGACAAAGGTCTGAATCCATCCCCAATCCTTGAGGATTTTAACAGCTTCATCGCACATCTCTCTAATGTTCATATCCTGATTATCAATCACAGCATCGCATTTTTCAAGATCGAATGAATTTTCGGACTTGTGTTTATCGTCAAATGGATTTCTAGTTAGACCAATTATTTTGCCATTATTTTCTTGTACGGCATCTATTTCATTATTGAAACGACAGTCAGAAATAACAGCAACTCCAGAATTCTCTGTAAGGATATCCTTCATGCAACGATTGACCCATATCGACTCATACATTTTCCTCATAATATCGCTACCGAAGAATTGTAGAAATTCGCGAATGGTCATTGGTCCGGGTTCGTGATACGACAAACACTCATCTAAAAGCATACCGCTCGTTTCCTGTACAGCACGATCATTGTAGACATTATCAGTACATACTCCCGGCATGTTTTCCCAACGAAGATGCTCCATTACTGTTTTTTTGTCTTTATCAGTACCATATACAAGATTGCGAGGACACTCAAATAAATCGATAGCGATTTCTTTTAGTGACTCAGCAAAGCTATAATTCTTAATAAAAGGCCACATTGAATCAGCAGCCCATCTTGCAAAACGGAAATCATTAGTTTGATCAACCGTTAACTTTACTGTTGCAAGCTGTTCCTTACCATCAATTATAGTTGGTAGACCTTCTACAATCAACTCCCCCTCTTCGTCAATTGCGAAGTTTGTAATAATACCATTCCACTGTAATTGTAAACCATGCAGAAAATTAGAGAGGGTATTTTTACCCGCTTGTTTTTTTCCTGCAATACCTAAAATTTTCTGTTCCATTATTTTTCCTCTTTTAATAACATTGCTTCTTTGAACGTCTTGGGGAGTTTATCTAATATATGCTCCTGAAACTCCTCTTTTGTTAGATCGGCTACATCTGCCTTCTCTTCTTGTGTTTTATAAAATCTCTGAATGTCTCTCATCAGTGACTTCGGAATAACTGGTCGATGGATATTGTATCTCCTGCCACATTTCTTGGCGATTTTTTCTGCTGCCTTTTCTCCAGCATCATCAAAATCTGTGAGTATGACCATATTTTGAATCATGGTTTTCTCCAAGACCAATAGTTGACTTTCAGAGAGGTCACACCCCATCAGCCCAATGCAATTTTCAGCACCGGATTCGTAACAACGCCAAACATCGCCTTGTCCTTCAACTACGAACACAGTCATTATAGTCTCAATTAGCGACTTTGATTGATTAAATCCATAAAAAAGTGAAGAAAAGACACCTTTTGAGGTAGAATTCTTCCATTTCGGGTATTCATTATTCTCATAAATCTTTCTTCCAGTGCAGCCAGCATATCTTCCGTCTTCGGTGTAAACTGGAACCACTGCCCTAAAAGCCATTGGCTTATCCTTGTCCATACAGTCGCCAACATCAAATTTATATAGAGTTTCAGGTTCATAGTATGTCCGTCTCTTTAATATATTTGGATTGGTGAGTTTTCCAGTGTAATACTGAGATGGAATATCCAGCTTATTGATAATCGTTTCTCTTGAAATATTTGGTAATTCCAGTTCCTTATTTTTCTTTTCAAAAACATCAAAAAGGTTAGATTTGTTATTATTGTACTTTTTCGAAGACACGGAAAAATCTATATCTCCAACCAAACTTTTTGCACAGTTGATCACCTGTGGAAAAGCGATTTCTTCATCATTCAGGCAACTTAATATCCCTTGAATAAATCCGAAAATATTATTGCCGTAGTCGTCATGACATCCACGAGTCCAACATACCCAATTCCCCTTAGCGGAATCTCCATCGGTAAAAATACACGCTCCAGTTGGATTATCTCCATTATGGACCGGACAGGGAAACACTAGTCTGTTGTGTTCCTCAGTGTATTCTATATGGAATTTATCTAGAATCTTCTTAGGATCTTCATTAAGAGATTCAGCTATCTTGAATATCTGTTCCTGAGCTATCATTCTCAAATCCCTCGGAGTTCTTTAAGTAAAAATCTCTTGTTTCCAACTCTTTTACAGTAGCAATATTAAACTTGTAATTGAAGTTTATGTAATCGCTTCCTTCTAGTCCAGCACCGTGTCTAGCGACAATGGGAACCAATTTCCTATTTCCTCTATCGGGACCATCATTCGCTACTTCTTCCTCACTCTTTTCCTTTAATATACTGAAACTGGTACAAGTTTTGAGAATACCATCGCTTCCAGCAACAACATCTGTAGATTCTCTTGTAATACCATCTCTATTCAATTGAATAAAAGATACGATTGGAACATCATATTTAACAGCAAAGTTGTGAAGGTCCATCATACTAAAGGCTAGTAACTGGTATTCCTTCATGCTATCATTGATTTCGCCATGATCGGTTACTTTGAAATAGTCATATATGATTACACAATCATTAACTCGACCTGTTTCATCGAATCCAACATCACGATAAATAAAGTTTCTAATGATACCTAGAATTGTGGCAAACTTTGTTCCAGAAACGTTAACGTATTTGTAGTTCATTTCTTTGAATTTTTTAGCTGCCTCTCTGACTCTTCTTGTTTCTTCTGGGTCTTTAATATACTTTCCGGTTGATATCTTCTCAATATCTACACCGCTAAGACAAGAAATCATTCTGTCATTATGATCATCTTTCCCCATCTCAGTATCGACGATAAGAGTAGGAATGTCGCGAGAAGCTATATTCATGCATAGAGCATCAGCAGTAAAACTTTTACCGACCTTCATTCTCGCTCCGATAAGATCAACACATTTCCTTCTGAGTCCACCACCAATTGCCTTATCAAACCACTTCCATCCGGTGGAGATACCAATCATATCTACCGGATTAGCTTCTTTTTCGGCAAGGTATTCATCGATACTATCTGCGGGACGGATAGCCTTATTATCAGATTCTTTATATATTTGCGAAGTAAAATCAAGAACTGGAGTCTCAATCAAATTAATGATATCGAGAATTGGCTCGCTACCGCTAACGTCAGATAAAGCCTGCTTAATTCTATCTGCTAAAACAGCACCCTTATTCGCAAAGAGTAGCTTTGTTAGTTTAGATGCTTGAACTTCTGCATTTGCACGAGTGATTGGCATAGAAAAAAGAGATCGGATAAAACCAATCTCTTCATCATTTGCAATCTCTTCATAAAAGCCAAGTTCTGTTGCAGTAGATAATATAGACGTTAAATCAATCTCTTCTGAATTTTGAAAAATCTTATCAAAACATTTGAATAGCCTTTGGTTATTAACGTCATAAAAGGCTTGTGGTTCTATATAATCTATCTCATAGAAGAAATCTACCCCGTACTGGCATAGTCCAGCCAATACTGCATTTTCTGCTGCTGTGTTTTTCAACTCTGTCATTTTCACCCCAAACAATCATTACACTTCGTTCCGTAATCTTCACCAATATAAAGTTCCTGAGGAATCTCAAAAGGACTTCCACAATCGGTACATTTTACTCTAATATTTTTTGCCTTCGGTTTTTTAATCGGCTTGCTTTCAGCTTTATGCTTTTGATGATCCTCGTCCCTTCCTATAGAATTATAGTCTTTAGGATTGAACATATTTGGTCTATTTTCAGAAATTACCGATCTTGATTCCCTTGTTCTGATGGGGTCGTTGAAATCATTTGCGTAATAATCGGTATCGACTTCATCAGTTTCGACTCTCATTTCATGATAGACTTTTTTATCAACAAGAAGATCTTCCAGAATTGATAATAGGTCATCATCCGGTTCTCCACCATCTTCAGGAATTAGCTTAAAAATCTTATTGCAGATTTTGCTAGCCTGTTCTCTTGACTCTTCCGGCACTAGCGAGATTCCGATATCAATGAATTCATTATCGCCTAGTTTACACCCTTTTTTTATCAAATTAAGTATCTTCTCTTTCATGATTTATTTCTTCCTATTTGTTCTAATGTATTTGCCATTTTCTCTATCGGATAAATTGTTTTCTCAATACTTTTTACCCTACTCAAAGAATTTGTCTTGAGCTTGAAAATTTCCTTAGCAAGTGGATTTTCTTTAACCGCAGAATAAAACTTCTGCTCCCATTTAGTATATCCATCGCCATAGTCATTAATTTTATCACTAACTATGTAGTAGATGCTCTCGTTTGCCCAATCCAAAATAGACTGCTCTTTCCCTAGTATACCATAGAGATATTGAACGTACCTATGGAGAAAATATGCGGCATAATTAACTTCGTTAGAGTTCATGCTACGAATTTTATCGTAAGGCATATTCATGTATCTCTTAACTTCGTCTTTATTTTTATCGTTGAAGTCACAGTTGTATACATTGTTTAGGTCTTTCCACTCTTGTATCTTTAAGAGGAATTCCTTGACCGTTTCGTTGTCAGTATAGTCTTCATATTTAATGTTCGGATCTATTATCAAAATTTTCCTCTCCAATCTTCCTCATCTTCATTGTAGGCAAACTCAATAAAGGTTATTCCATTATTTTCGCACCATTCCTTTTTTTTCTTATCTCTAGCCTGTGCTAAAAGAAAATCCTTTTTGGAATCGAAGAAATGAGAATTAAATTTGAAATGTTGTTCCCCATGTGCTTCTACTACAATTCTCTCTACCGGCAAAAAGAAGTCTGCCGTTAAGCATTTTATTCTACCAGTTTTTGATCCGGGTAAAGTAACCTCTTGGAGAATATTTGAGTATGGAAAAATTTCCCTTAAAAAGTCGTAAGCTTTTTCATGTAACTTGGACCTCTTTGAAACTGAGGATTGCTTGCTTGATGGAGTAAAAGAATATTCACGACCGTCAAATCCTACAACCTTCATACTAATTCCTTAATTTGAGATTTTATGTTCTCTATGTAGTCTGGGTTTTCATCAATCCAGTCGAGAAAATTGGAGAGACCTTGAATCTTCTCCCCTTCTTCGCCAAATGGTTTGTACCAACTCCCAGAAATATCTATTATACCAAAATCTGCGGCAATGTCAATAGCTTCTTTGGTTTCATCCATTCCAATTCCATATCTCAGCCAATTATCGGTCTTTTTAATGGTAGATGCCATCGATGACTTATCTATTGACCAGTGAATTTGTTGTCCGATATGGTCTGGATCTGAATCGCTCTTTTTCCATCTGGTAATATAATCTGCCTTGAGAATAGTATCGGCAGCGTACCTGATCTTTTTACCGCAATCTGGTATCTTCCTACCTCTACCATTTGGACTGGTATCGGTAATCAAGTGGGTAATAATAATCAATGTGATATTGTTATCTGGAATTATTTGACAAAACTTCTTGCACCATAAAGCCAGTAATCGCGGAAGAGAATTTCGAGTTGCCTTAATATCCTCATCCAACTCCCCTTGAGGAATAAGCGTTGAACTGGAATCCAAGATTACCATAGCCCCCTTATTGGCAGGATCACCCATAATTGATATACTGGAATCCAAAAAAACTTCTGCTGGAATAATTTTGCCTTCAGGATCTTTTTGAATAACCTTTAGCTTGTCTGGGATAAGACCCTTGATTCCCGAAAAATGCTTCTCATCAAGTCTAGCTTCCGAATTAAAGTAAAATACTGGTCTACCAGTAGTTCCATCGGACTGAATAAAAGTTTCATCATTCTGATGCTTCGCTGCCATGTGTAAAGCGAGGGTCGTCTTTCCGCATCCCTCATCTCCACTAATAATAGTAACGGTTCCTTCTTTTATTCCACCTCCAAGTGCCATATCTAACGATGGAGTGATACTAAGTAACTTATGATTTCTTCTCGTCTCTAATACGTCTAGTCCAGAATAAATTATCTTACCATATTCCTTTTTATACTTATCATCCAACACCTTCAAGTAAGCAGGTAGTGGTATACTCTTTGACTTCTTTTTCGCCATTTATTTTAGCCTCGAAAAAACTGATTTATTTTTCCTCTTTACGTTGCTAGCGTCTGTCTCTGCCTCTTTTGGTTTTTCAACCTTTTCTAAACTCTTTTTTTCTTGCTCAATCTCTTTATCGACAAACCACTTATGCTTTTTCAATTTATCAGGAAGAGTCTTAATCCCTAAAGACGGAATCCATTTGTTCTTCTTAATATAGGATATTACAGTTCTCTCGCCAAACTTTTTTATTAAACGATTAGCACAAACGACTTGCCAACTATAGGTTTTTTTCCACTTTTTTGTGTTCCAAAACTTATGAGCAAGTGACCCCTCGTTATTCTTTTCTGCCATCCTAAAGCACATAGTTTCAGCCAGCCATTGTGCTGCGGTACAGTATTCTCCAGACGAGGGGGATTTATATTTAGATTTTTCAGATCGCTCTTTAGCCATTAAGGAGTTCTTTCACTTTCTCTTTCTTTTTGCTTCCAACTTTGAAAAGCATTTCACTAACGTTTTCCTCAGTAGGAATCCTTTTCTGCTCGAAATCTTCAAATTGATTATGGGGCCAAGAATATTTGACAACATCTATCTCATTTCCTTCTTCGTTCAAAACCCCTACTAATAGGTTTTGGAAAGCTTGAGAATGTCCAGTTTCCATATCTTGACTTCTTGAAAATCCTCTCTTTACAAATATTCCGTCTGCCCCATCTGGATCTTCAAATAAAACATCCTCAGGAGCACCCATGCAAATCACTTGAACCTTTGTAACTGATAGATTTTTTTCGTTACAATATTCTCTCAAGCGATTCCAAGGCTTTTTATCCTCAGGTTCTTCTCCATTGACACTATACCTATCAGGATCTCCCCAAACAATTGTTCCATCAGTAAGAGTTATCTTCCAAGTCATCTTTGTGCTTCTGATTAACTCTCTGATATACTCGTCCTTTTCGACACATACGTTCATTGATCTTTCCTTATTTTTTGTACGTTAGCAGCATATTTTCCCATTTTAGGTTTAGAAGATCTTTTCTTATTAATCTCATCGGTGTACTGCGATGCCATAGGAGTTCCAACAATCGCTCCCTTCTGAGAAGGATAAATCTGTTGCATATGATCTCTTTTGATCTTTTCCATTTCTTGATTTACCTGCGAAACTTCTTCAACTTCATCCTCAGAAGAAACTACAAGTCCAAGATCTTTGAGTTCTTGATAATACTTAAGTAGGATATCTTCTGTACGATCCATATCCTCTGCCAACGCTGAAGCCTGATCTTCGAAATCTTCGGAAGATTTAACAGTGTCTAATACCTGCTGTTTCTCTTCAATTGATAATGCACCTCTTTTAGCCATATTCATCTCCTCTGGTTAATATCTTCTCTTTTTGCTTTAATTAAATAGATATCTTTTCTTGTTTTAAGATATTCAAAATACAAATCAAACACTTCCTTATCTACCTTTTTGTAAGGATATAGTTGAATTGTTGACTTGGTAATTTGTCTGACCCCGTAGGGATCATAGATATCTCCTTCACTTTTTCTCAAATAAAATGTATACTTTTCTTCTCCATCCTTTTTAACTGCTGACAATTTAGCTACAGCAGTAAAATCGTCATCAACGATCTCTCTGTTTTTATTATAGTAAAAAACGGCAGACTCTTCATCAGGACGGAAAGATTTTGCCTTTTCTGACACAGATTCACTCATTTAGTTTCTCCAATTTTTCTTTTAGATTCTCAATACACTTTTTCTGGTTGAATCCCTCAACTTTCATGGAAGCTTTTGTTGTGATTCCATGTTCCCTCATCTCGTCCATTGTCATTATAGTAGGATGAAGAGATCCATCAGAAAGTTTTTGGTGTATTTTGATGTCAAACGTAATAATTGCACAATGCGGTGCGGTTGTATCTGTCATTTTCGTACTCCTTAGTACACATTTAAAATAGGTTTAGCAAGTAAAAAAGGGGGAATTTTAGAAATCACCCATAAAATCGTACCTCATATCCCAAGAAACGCAACATTTTGTGCATGTAAGTACTTGATAGGGTGTTCCTCCTAATTTTATTCCTTTATCTGCTGTAATATGCTTTGTATCGTTACAATGGGGGCAAATAGGTAGTTGAGTAGATAAACAACTAGGAGGGAGATTAAGGTAATTTTCCTTCATGGATATACGTTTCCTTCTGTTTTGGGGTAAGGCTTGCTAATTTATATTGATGCCTCATTTCCTCTCTCGCTTGATTCTTAGCGGCACTTCCATCAGCAATCATTCTATCTTCTTTTTCATATCTACCCATTTTTTTCGTATTAGCGTCTGCAAGAGCACCGATAGTCGATGGATCTCCCTTTACTGAATTAGCGGATAAAAGCAACGTCGCTTTTTTGTTACATTCAGGACACTTGACTTTATTTCTCTCATTTATTTTGGCGAGTTCTTCAAAGTCTCCACAATTCTCGCATCTGTAATCATAAAAAGGCATCAGGATATTTCTCCATTACAACTTTATCTTCAATATTCATTACAATCTCCACAAAAAAAACCCGCCCTTAGAAAGAACGGGTTCGTATACATTATAGTCGGCTCGTAAACCTTTTTCAAAGAAAATCGATAATTTTCCCCACAATACCGCTTCTCACGATATCTTCCCTTGTTAATTCAACGTGAGAGACGCCCTCTACGTGATTTATTCTACCGATAGCCTTCTCAAGACCACTGTCTTCTTTTATTAAATCGACTTGGGTAGTGTCGCCACTCAAAACAGCAACTGAGTTCATCCCGATCCTAGTCAAGAAGTTTTTGATCTGACCATATTCTGCATTTTGTGCTTCATCTAGAATCATGAAAGTATTATGATAGTTTCGGCCTCTCATTGTTTCAAGTGGACATATCTTAATAATTCCTCGATCTTGAAAATCCCTTAATTGATTAAACGTTAGATACAATCCAAGTTCTTCTAAAATAGGTTCAAGATAAGGGTGAATTTTTTGCTTTTCGTCTCCGGGTAAAAAACCAAGTTTTCTACCACACTCCACAATCGGTCTCGTGATAAGTATCCTTGATATATTTATTTCAGGATCTAAAAGATATTCACATGCGGTTCCTGCGGATATCGTTGTCTTTCCGGTTCCTGCTGGTCCAGTACAAAACACAATTTCTGAACTATCGATAGCATCTATAAAATCTTCCTGCCCTTTTGTTTTTGCTGTTACTTTTCCTCTACTTGGTTTTTCGTCTGACTTTCTATACTTCTTATTTTTACGATTTGTCATTAATATGTACCACTTTGGATTAAATTGAGAACTGAAGAATTTACATAAGGAACAAAATCATGTCTCCTATTTGAGAACGTCATTGAAAACTCCGATCTTCCATCAGGAGCAGTAGCTAGTGGTGTTGTGTAAGATGATATAAAATTCTTACTCCCAAAATCCCAGACATAATAATCGGTTCCTAATAATCCAACGATTTTAAGTTGATAATCAGGAGAGGGGTAAGTTGAGAAGTTTTCATCAGAAACAGCCTTGGTAAAATCTGATTGTCTAGCTATTCCGGTAATAGCACATTCCACTGTAGTATTAGAAACAAAACGCCACTTGTTCTGTTCAGAAGCGGTAACAGATCCTCTAGGTCTCCCTTGATCGCTTAGTTCTCCATAATCAATTGATAAAGCCATTTCAATAGAAGTTAAGGCGTACTTTCCATGCTCGCTATCCCTTCCGTTAGTATCGTTCCAGCTATTGTCGAAAATAGAGGTAAGAATAGTTGGAAAAACACAGGAACCAATCTCAATGTTGTGTGACCTAAGTGGGTTTAAGGTCTCTGGAAAACTAGGGAGAGATAACGCCCCTAAAGAACTATCACTCGTTACGGTTTGATTTCTGGTCGTAAGGTTGACAGTCTCGTTTATTATTCCTCTATCGCTAATTGAATAAGAAATTCCAGTCAATAGACAGTACTCAAAAGTATCGAGTGAAACGTAATTCGAAGCGTTTGCTCCCAAGTACGCATCATCATCACTCCCCCATATGACCTGAACTTTGTATTCTTTGAGAGAATCCCAACCACTCATCCCAATATTTGAATTAGCAAGTAAAAAAGTAGAGGCATAATTTGTTAGGCTTGCTGGCTGATAGAAAAATTGAGCGATATCACCAATAACTCTTGTGATTGTAATATCTATATTATTATTGGGAGATATAAATACATTACTGGATTGAATTCTCCCTGTATCATTCGGTGAAGAATTCTCAATTGATGTTGGCCTTTCTACGCTCTGTACGCCAGATAGCCAAGTATCATCTATTAAAACACCTAAAGCGTTATATCTTTGTATTGTATTTACCATTATGTATATATAACCTCGCAACTACCACCTGCACAGGCACTCTCACCTTTGTAGTTGGTAGAATCTTCTTCTTCAATAACCTCTGTATAGTCAACGCTTTTATATTCACGTTTCAACTCTGTCCACATTTTATAGTTGTAAACATCTTTCATCGCATAGGTCAATTTCTTAACATCATCGTCAAAATAGTTTCTAGCATATCTTTCACAACGCTCTTTCCATTCTCTTTTTGCTTCTCCCCTAATTTGCTTTCCTATGCCTAGCAAGTCGTCACACGCTTGCCATAGGTTATCTTCCCACAACTCTAAAGCTTTATCAATTAATCCGCTCACAAACATGATTCCATCCCCGTAATAAGCCACCTGTTCTGAGGGGAGATAGATTGTAGTAAATGGAGCTTGTGGATAATCCTTATCTCCAGTTGAGGCTAGGAGACTGATACCACAAAAGTAATCTCTGTTTTTATAAATGAAATCGGAAACCTCATCCCACTCTTCAGGTTTAACGTTGATAGTATTAGAAACATTATGTCTGAGATATGGCTTTACGCAAAGGTCTTCATTCGTTCCAGCAATCACCCAATTCTTTTGAGTTGATTTTACTATATTAAGTAGGTCGATAGCACTGATTTGGTTCTTCGTCTTGGAACCATCTGGCACTTCTACACAGAAATTAATCTGATCTGATCGACCATTTCCCCAAACACTTTCTTCACAGGCAATAGGGTTTTTACTTTTAAAGTGCTGGTAAATAGGTTCGTTTTTGTTGGCTTGAATCCTACGGATATACCTCTTCGCATGATGAGGATGGATACCAGAAGATGTTCCAAGCATACAACTTGTTGACCCCTCTGGTTTAATACAGGTCAGTCTTGCTGCTCTATTAACACCAATCAGTTCTGCAACCTCTGCATTAACATCTTTAGCATACTTAGCTAGCTTTCGTTGAACCTTTTCATCTAAACATATCTCCGACTTCTCCATTATTCCTGTCATAGATAAGCCAAGCAGTGCTTCACGCCTAAAAATTCTTTCACTTGCTTCGGTGAAATACGAGAAATCTGTAAAGCCAGCCTGAAGAGTTCCTATAATAGTAACAGCTTTTATAGCTTGTTTTAAATCTTCTTCATCTTTGATTTTTGATGTGTTTACTGTGGATAGGTTACATCCTTGCCAGCCAGATTGTCCAGTCTCCTCATCAACTGGATACATCCCAATTTCCACACAAGGGTTAAATCCAATTTCTGTAGAATCTGCCCACACAAATCCCGGCTCTCCGTATTGTTTAACTGATTCGATAAATTTCAGGAACTCTTCTTTAGAGGTTTCGCCTCTTAGTAACAACGCTGAGTTGTTCGATCTTCCTCTTTGTGGATTTTCAGCCAACCAGTTACCAGTTTTTGCATTCATCATCTCTTCATCATCTTTAGAGAAGATAGCAATAGTTGCCGATCTTCTAACTCCACCAGCAAGAACAGCGTCTGCTGAATGCATTACGATATCGTAAACTTCTATAGGCTTAAGTTTTTTAAGTTTCTTCGAAGCGAACTGAGATTCTTCAAGTGCCTTATCCAAAATAGCTCGAATTTTTCGATGAGCTTCTTTTAATGGGTCTGGTCCCGGTGCTTTTCCTCCACTGGATATTGGACTATTTTCTGGTCGAATATTGGTATAATCAAAGGATACGTTTTTGCCACAATATTCTTTCCAAAGTTCAGAGTCACGAAAGTAGCTACATACCAATACGCCAATTGAATCGGCCCATCCTTCAATGGAGTCTTCGATAACAAAGGTTTTCTTACCAGATTTTGATGAGATAAGTGTAGGTAATTTTTCTACGTGATGTTTCTGAACAGAAAACCCTACGCCACATCCACACAATAAAGCATACATGCATTCTTGAAAAAATCTAGGGCGATCAACAAATGAGGTTAGGCAATTGTATATTCTAAGGTTTTTCTTGAGAGTTGGCTCACCACCGAATTGCAAGGCTCTCTGTGATCCTAGAACCTTCTTTTTACGCATCATATCGTAAGCAAAATCAATATATTCTAAAAGAAGAGGGTTTGACTCGATATCTTCTTTATATTTCTCAAGCATCATTCCCTTGACTCTATCAACACTTTCGCCCCAAACTTCTCTTCTCTTCTTTTCGGGAATCCATTTCGCGTACTTTGCAGAATATGTATAATCCCTCATCGCTTTTAATGACATTGTTTACCTCGTTGTTATTATCTTCGTCTGTACATACATTTTAGTAAAGTAGGTAATTATACACAAAAAAAACTCGTTTCAGAAAGAAAAAAGCAAATAAAAAAGGCCGCTCACGGTGAGCGACCTTCGTATGCGTTTACACGCTTTATTTATCTATAGTTATCTTGAATCCTTTTTTACAGGAAACGGTAATCTGTTTATCGTTTTCAACAAAATCAAATTGATCTATTATGCTTTTGATAATTTCCGCTTCCTTTTCATCAACTCCAAAATAACTAAGAACCGTCTTAATTATCGAGTTTGTTATACCCATCTTTAGGCTCCGTGACTTTAGGTTTAGCTTCAGCACGAGATACAGGAGCGTCCACTTTAGCCATTTCGCAAACTTTAACAATATCTTCATAGGTCACATTAGAGTCACTAGAGATGTAACGTGCTCCTCCTCTTTTGCTATCGGCCCACGCTTTAACTTTGTCAACAACGTTCATTATTATTCACCCTCGCTATTATCTTTTAACCATCTTTGAACAGCTTCAAGAAAGGCGATTGCTAGTGGTCCGACAACTCCCCAGCTAACGTCCTGTAACATTCCAGTCGCTACAGCAACAGCGGAAACGATACCGGCAATTGCGGCAGTTCTCAAAACCTTTAGTACGTCTTTTTTATTGATAGTCCCGAAAGGCGAATCTGATGCACCAAAACTACCAACCAAGATTTTCCAAATATTATTTATCATTATTTGCCTCTTCTTTTAGTTTGTTTATATCTCTCTCAAGAGTATAGAGTCTCTTTTCCGTTTCTAGCTTCCAAGTCTCCCAATCTTTAGACGCAAAGTTCCAAGGGGAATTTTCTATAATGATACTCTTAATATCCTCTTTCCCCAACACTTTTCTGTCCAAAGCATTGACAGCGGCTAAAACTTCTGAGGGTTTAGTAATTTCAAGTTCTTTTCTAACTTCTGCCATTTGTACTTGAGTATTTTGCAGTGTTGATGCTACCCAAACTAAAACGGCAGTTACTATACCCATTAAGCCTCTACCAAACCAAAGTTCAACCTTAGAGACTTGGACGATTTGTTGATCAATCATCTTTACCTCCGGTTATTATTATATTCCAGTAATTTCAGCGTAGTCGTAGTTGTTACCAGAAGTAGCAACAGCGTAGTCTACGAAGTCTACCAAGAATACAAGTTCACCCGGAATTGCTCTAGTTGGAATAGCTCCATCTGCTGGCTTATCAGTCGCATTACCATCGACAAGATCCCACATAAATGTAGTACTTAGTGTAGATGGAGTTCCTGCTGCTGTAAGAGCAGCATTTAGCCAGTTACTACGTGAAGCAATAACAGCACCGTTCTTGTCACGACCAGTATAGCTAAATCTATGTGCTCTCCAAGCGGTTAGCAACTTAGCTCCAAAGTCGTGCTGAAACTCGTTAATAGAACGCACGTGATTATCTGCACCCATGAACAACAGAGTATTGTCAGATACTCCAGAAATTGATGTGCTACCACGTGAGAATAGATATGTCTCTGATCCTAGAGTAGACGCATTATAAGCAAACGTACCAGCCGTAAGAGGCTTGTGAGTCTTATAAATGTGTGTGCCAGAATCGAACTCTTGTGGAAGAGTTTTAATGTCTTTATCGTCTGCAAGTGCATCGATAATCAAAAAACTTTTTGTCAAACTTCCAGCACCTGCTGGAGAGTTCATAATAGTACCACCGTAAGTTTGCTTAGTAAAACTTCCACCTGAAGTGTTGTTTACGTGACTATTATTTGATGGTGTAGTCATAGGACTTTCCTCCAATAAATAATTTCTATTTTTTCCGTTGTTTCCTAATAAAAAAGTCCTACTTTCCTACTCTATTATACACATTTAGCATTAAAAACACTAATTTTTTAGTTTTTCTATGCAATTATCGTACTTTTTCATAATTTTATAGAGTGTCGTATTGTGTTTCTTGGAAAGTTCCGTAAAGGTTTTTCCATTGACGACACGATCAAAAACAAGCTCTTTCTCGCTACTTTTTAGTCCGTCAAGAATCTCGTTAATGCTTGGATTATTAGATCTATAATCCATAAAAACATCATCGTTTACGCTTCTTTTTTTGCCCTCACTTTTTGTTTTCTCGCATAGCTTTCTAAGGTTATTGTTGAGAGAGTTATACAGATAGGTACTGACTTTACCTCTTTTCCCATTGTGTAATCTCCAAACTCTAAATAGAGTATATCCGATCTCAGATTCAAGATCCTGAGGATCTAGGTATCTGCTATATTTTTCGCTAGCTCTATAAACCATAGCTTTTATTTGTTCGTCATTACGCATTTCCTCAAAACTAGAAAAATTCTCAAGATTCGACATACTTTGTAACCTCATCTATTACCCTTTCTTTAACTTTTTTAGTATCAAACAGTTTACCAAAACCAATGAAAAAGGAGTAGTTACCTAAAATATCTAACCCCTCTACCCCCTCTATATTACTTACGATATCCAAAAACTCTCCGGTTCCTATATCAAAATCAGTATAGCAAACAAAACAATCCCAACGTTTCGAAGGTCTCATCGGGTCGTCTTTATGATATGGGCCAACTGGAGTAAAAACAACACTCTTTGCGTCTAAGTCTATTATTTTATCAAACGAGATTTCATTATCGTTTTCTATTTCGCTCAATGCCTGATGTTCAAGTTCGGCATTCCAGCTTTTCCAAACTAATTTCATTGAAGATATTCTCCTCTCCTTACGGCATCAATCGGAGTAATGATTCTCTTCCTTTTATTGTAGGCTTCCGTAACTAGGCTTTTTATTAGCGTCTCTGCTCCACTAATATTATTACTATCATAATAACTGCTCGACTCTTCAATTAAAGTATCCACAGTCTTTTCGTCATATATGCCAATTATCAATGAGGCGGCGTCTAAAGGATCTCTCGTGTTTTTTATTTCACAAGAAATGGTTCCACATTCATGCAGCCTAAAACTTAATGTAGGTAGGTTTTCTATTGCTTCATCCATTACTGATCACCCAAGCTACAGCTTTAGAGATTTCACTCAATTCGTCTATCTCTTCCTTTTTTAAGATTTTGTAGTTACCGTCAGGAGAAATGGCAATTTTGAAGAGGTTTTTTATTGACTCAGTAAACCCTTCATACCTTTTCTCAAAAGAAACTAAACTTCCATATTCGTTGAAAGAATCAACTAAGTGTTCGAAAACCTCTTGATTAGCTGCCCCCTCTTGAATCTTTTTGACGTTCTGAGAAAACTCATTAAAGAATATAGCAAGCTTAACTCTATCGAAATCCGAATAGTTAAAATCGTCAATCTTACTTTCTTTCACTATCTCAAGAGTTTCTTCGTCAGGAGTTGGAATATTGACAACCGCAGAGACTTTAGTCAAATTATCAACTAAGACTGTACCATAGTCAACTATCGGTCCTCTATAATAAAATAGAATCAGGAGTATTCCTAAAAATCCTCTAAACTTACTATTCATTATTCCTCCTCATTTAACAATGGAAAAACCTTATCAAGAGCAGCAAGTGCCTTCGTCTTTTCTCCTCTTTCAAGGCATGAGTGTAGGGCAGTAAACTTACTAACTGCATCTACAAGATTATAATGACTAGCTTCTGGATCAACCATCACTTCGTCATCAGTGCTTTTTATTTTGCTAATCTTATCCTTCATAAAACTAAAGATTTTACCAAAAGGCACAAAACTAGAAAGAATTAACAATCCACCACCAACTAAAACAATAACATCAAGGTTCATATCTCGCTCCTGTATTTTCTGATTTGCATTTACATTCTCCACTGGCTAAACACAGGCAAGGAGTTTTATGTCCGTCTCCATGAGTTATAACACCACTGCCGTCACAAGGGCAATCTTCAATATCTAATTCAGCAAACTTTTCAGTAAAAGAATCCGCTATTACCATAACAGCATCTTTCTGATACATATCAATTTGCTCTTGGGTAATTCCCGGTTGCTTCACTAAAAAACCGAAAACAAATAGTAGAATTATACCAGCACTTATAAAAATATCTTTTTTCATCCTATCATATCCTCCATAGAATCAAACATATCGAAGTCTACTTTTTGAGGTGGGAATCCGTCAAAACTAGATAATGCGTAAGCTTGTCTTTGACGCAACATTCCTGCGGCATCTGACTCGCGAATCCAGAATGATCCTTCAGGCTGGTCTAATACTTTAGGTCCACTATTCCATCTCCCCCAACTGTTAATGATTAAAAATAGGGTTTCATTAAGCCTTTGTCTTGTATCGTCAACAGCGGCCCAACACATACAGTGATTCCAGCTTGTAGTTCTTCTAGCGATTCCATGCTTATCTCTTCTAGAGGAGAATCCATAGTTACTCCCTACTGTCAGAGCGTATCCATTCGCAATAGCATCACGTGCTTCTTCTACGGTAGTAACAAGTGAGGCTGTTTGGAAAGAGTGTTCTTTTGCCTTTTGAACAACCTTATCAGGAACTCCACGAGATCCCCAACCCATACCAATTCGAGCATTATATTCTGAAAGATCAAGATCAATGTCTTCATAATTTTTTCTGAGTAAAAGTCCAGCGTCACCCGTAACAAATCTTGCTGCACGTACAACAGACATTCCCTGTCCAGAATGCCCACGAGCACCATAAATGGGTTCTGTAGCTGATCTAACCAAAAACGACTCTGCTTCTCCACTTACAATTTCTGCTGCTCTGGTAAGGTCTGCCGCATTTCTAGTCCCGTGACTTGTGCAATCACCAGTGTCTTGTTTTTCTGTCTCTCCAAATTTAGGATCATATTGCTTAATCAATTTATGAAGCAAAACAAGCTTACCTTTACCTGAATCTTCAAGATTATACGCTGCCGCACCAAATAAAGGATGCTTCGCTTCTCCTAAAAACTCATCTAATTCTTTTGCACCAAAGGGAGTACCCGGAAGTCCGTTTTCGTATGCTCTACGAATATCTAAAGGTGTATCAAATGGCATTAATTATCTCCTGTGATGTATTTTTCCATGAATACTTATTAGCGGTAAAGACACCACCAACATTAGGAGATAATGTACCATCCTGCTTTGTAACATGGATTGTTCTCAAATATTGTATTAATTGATCCATAGAATCTTCATTAAAATCAGCCCATCCCCCTTGACCCTTGAACCAAATATTGTCTACGGCTGGAACATTTTCTGAACCACAATCAATCAAAAGCGAATTATCGTGATTGCAAAATTCTGTATGAGCGGAGTAGTTAGTCGCAATAACGTGTTTTCCACACGCCATCATTTCCAAAAGTTCAAGATTCCAACCTTCTGCTCGGGCTGGAAACACACCACAATCGGCCTGTCTCATTATATTATACACATCCTCATGTGATCTTTGCCTTGGTATTATATTTATTTTACGGCCTAATTTGGATGTTTTGTAGGCGTTTTGCCACGACTCATTAGTGTAAGGCATTCCCGGCTGTAGAAAAGGATTATATGAGAGCATCCAAAGTTCGACATTATCATCATCGTTAAATGCTTTATTGAAAGCTTCTAATAGGATATCATGCCCCTTACGGATTTCCCACTTTCCACAATTTATAAATACTGTGGAATCTCTTGAGATAGGATTAGCAGAAGAAAAAAGGGAGGAGTCAACACCGAGAGGAATCACGTGAATTTTTGACGAATCAAAATCTGGTAGGTTTTTCTCAACTACCTCTTTTGCCCATTTTGAACACACGAATAATCTATCACAATGTCTCAGGCTAGATTTCTCTAGAGGACTGAAAGTATCTAGTTCAAAAATAGGGAATCCGATATTCTCACCATGACCAACGTGAGTTTGTAGGGAATCCTGATGCCACAAGCTTATGCAGGGGGCTTCCAAATTTGGTTTCTGTTGACGTTCAATTGCTTCTACAATAAAATCGTCTTGAAACTCAACTTCGCTAGAAACAGGATATAGAGTTATATCATGTTCTTTTGAGAGTTCTTTAATTATATTGTATGCCGCAATGCCATATCCAGTCGAACAGATCGGGGCTATAATATTAATCTCCATCTACATACTTTCCTTCGATTACATAGTAATCAGCTTCGTCGTATCCAGACACAAAACATCCAGACACGAAACCATCACCATAAGCCCTTGCTTCTTCTGGAGTGTCAAACTCCTGAGGGTCTTCAACTAAACCGTCTGGACACTCAATAATGCAAGTATAAATCATGTTAATTCCCACCTTTCATCCTCATCAACTATATCATCTACGACACAAATAGCTATAGTGTCGTAGAGACTGACCTTGTGAGAATATTCATCGACTATATCGTGAATATCTTCCCAATCATCACATTCCACGTAATCAATTACGTCACCATCCTCAGACCACCATTCTACTGACCAACTTATCATTCAGCCTCATCCTCTCTTATAGTTCAAAAACCTTTACATTAATATCCTTGTCCACCCAACATTCTATAATCATACGCTCAATCGCACACCAATTACCACCGGCAAGACCTGATCCAAATTTTGGGCAATAAATCTCGTCGGGAGAATGCTTTCCGTTCATGTTTGCACGCACCTTCCGCATACACTCCATTAAGGCAAAATATCTTAACGGATGCTTGCCATCAACTCCTCTCTGTGCAATCATATTTGATACAATATTACCGTCTTCTATCCATGAGTTATTGATAGACCCCAGAGGATCAGCATTCCCACACTTTTTCATACTGGCGAGAAAATTATGGTAATCCTGTTTTGGCTTTTCTGAGTATGTATCTATAGCTAGAACAAATCCAGCACCCCACGCTCCAATATCATTACAGACATGTGGTATCATTACTTTTCTATCTTTGGGGAGATTCTGAAATAGGTCTCCTTTGATATACTTTAATTCTGCTGCCATTTCTCGACTCTTTCTTTTATTTGATCTCTAAAAACCCTTGGATACAAGAATGATTTATCAAGATCCTTCATATATCTATGAGTTTTGATTATGTTTTCGGTCGTGATCATCTTTGAGGCTTCATCAAGAGTATCATAGAAGAAAGGATAATCCTTACCAAGATACTCTTCAAATGCCTCGTGCCTATTCAAAAGCAGTGGTGTATTTCTTGCCAAACACTCGACCACTCCAGTAGATGCTGCCGCATCATAAACTTTCATGAATCCTATGTTCTCGGATAAAAATTCGTCAAAAACTTCATTATTGAGATAATCTACAGGTGTCCACACTTGAGCATCAAGCTTTTTATCGATATACCCCCAATCTGGAGACATCTCTTCTATTTTTTTTCTATAGTAGTACGAATACTGAAAATTCCCCGGAAACCATGCTTTGAAAAACTCCGTGTCTACATCTATTATAGCATAGTAGTCCCTCAAAAACGAGCCTAATTGTATAATTCTTTTCCTATTATTTGAAAAAAATCTCTGTTCGTTCCATTTGAGTAGGGGAAATTCTGTGGGGTAAAAAACCTTAGCTACCGGAACATCAACCTGACTCTCGATAAATCTCTTTAAGTAGTCGGTCATTACAAATAAACCGAGACAATGCTTTAAGGATTCCTGAAATGCGGGCCTCGCTAAAATTGACTGAGGAGTATGACAGTTATCCCACCACGTAGGACAGTTTGGAGGAATGTGAAAAAATCCAACCCAAGGTTCTTTATACGGAATTTTTCTAAATCCACCCGAATAATAGTTGTGAAAATCCCAAGAATGCGTTCTTTCAATAAAGTCATCAAACAGAATTCCATTCTTACTATGAAGCGGTCTGAGAGCATTTATCGCAACTTTCCAGCCCGATCTGTGACTATCAAAACCCTTGCAGTTAGATAGATTAAGCACTATATAATCGCTCCTCCCTCAATAGCTTCACAAAACCCTAAATTGTACAATGTCTTAAACACAACCAATTTCTTCGCGTATTCTTTTTTCTTTTGCTCATCCTTAATATTCTCATTCATAGCAACCCATACCGGCATCGAATAATCAAACCTCTCAGAGTTGTTTACATACTTCTCCCAGACTATCCTCTCAGTATCATCATGGATTATTGCGTCGAGATACCCTGCCTCATAGAAATATAAACACATAGCGTTATGAGTAAACTCTTCGTCATTGAAAACGTATTTTGCTCTGATAGCGTCTGAATAAACAATATCTCCAACCTTTGATAAACTGTTCACAAGCTTTCCGTTCTTGTAGACTTTACCGAGCTTAGGATTATTTATCGACTGATAACCACCAGCATCATTAAAGTTTTTCTGAGGAATTATCAAATTATTGAGTCTAGGCCAATAGTTTTCATCGTTCGTAATATTGAGCACTGAACAATTATACATATCTATTGAGTAGGATTTGTAGATTTTAAGAATATCCTCAAC